CAGCGCGTTCAAGTTTGCGGGCGTTTGTCTCAAACTCCGCTTTCGCATCGTTCAGACGCTGACGTGCAATGGTGTAAGCTTTGTCCAACACAGTAATGCCGGCCGCTTCTTCGATCAGAACCTTCAACTTACTATCTGCCATTGCTGGCATATCTGGCATCTTTTCTTGACCTGCATACACTGCACCAATGAACACATCGTAAGGACAGCCAAGCACTTGCTCGACAGCTTCCTGCGTCAGCTTGTCTGTACCCTTGGTCAGATCAGTCACTGCGCCTGCTTTTGTCTCGACGTGCAGATGAAGCTTGGATTTGAACGTCTTGTGCTTGCGTCCTCGCGTGACAGTGTATGTGTCGCCGTCATTGTCCAGCAGTTCGATATGAACCAAACAACCTTTACCTACGGTGCGATTGATTACTGCATCGCCTGTTTGCCCTTTGGCCGTCTTGCCGTAAAGACACCAGCTGAGCGCATCAAAGATGCTGGATTTACCTGCACCGTTGCTGTTGGCAGCTGTGTTGTGATTGTTCAGCCCTTGAATCAAAACAAGACCGCGCTCGTTCAAATCGAGGTCGATCTTTCCAAGTGGTCCAAAGTTTTCGATGTGGGCGTTTATAAACTTCATGCCTGTACTCCTAGCGCTTTCTCGTCGCTTGCTCTTTTCATAACAGCGAGTTCGTCAGCCATCTCGTTGAACCTGTTTCCGTTATGACCTTTAACCCATTCAAATCGTGTGATTTTATGAAGACTGCGGCTTTGTTCCATGATGCGCCAAAGAAAAGCATTCTTGACTGGCTTTTTATCTGCCGTGAACCATCCGTTTTTCTTCCAACCGTGTATCCACTTGGTTGCGCCATTGATGACGTATTGACTGTCCGAAATGACCAGAACGCTTGAAGGGCCAATGCGCTTGTAGATGAAGTTTAAGCCTTCAATGACCGCCATCATCTCCATCTGATTGTTCGTAGTCTCGTTATAGGGCCCGCCTGATAGCGGTACGTGTTTTTCAGTGTTCGGATTTACGACAACCGCACCCCATCCGCCTGTTGCTTGTGAGCAAGAACCATCTGAGTACAAAACCAGCTCTGACTTAATCCTCATTATATGCTCCTTGCTTCTGAAAGAACGTCCAGCGCTGCGATGCCCACTTCTTTCTCTTCATCGTCATCAATGTCGTCAGATGCTTCGATCCATGTTGTGATCGACTCTTCCATCTTCACTGACTTGCCAGACGCTGTGCCTCGCGAGGTGACTTTTGTTTTAGGCGTCGCATGTACGACGACACCTAAAGCGCCTGCACTCTCAAGCGCATCGCGCAGATCAATCAGTTCCTTCTCGTCCATCTCGATGCCTTTGACGCGCACATAGTTGCCTAGATACTCGTCAACGTCTGATGCAGAGCCAAAGTCCATGAATTTGGGCGTTGCGGCTTCGTGATGATCGAAACCTGTATCAGTGACGATGATCCAGCCGGACTTGGTTCCTACATCACGCCATGATTGATGCGTGAGAGAGCCTATAGAGACCACCTGCGTCTCTTCTGTCATTGTGCCTGGCACGGGTAGCGAAAAGACCTTGTGATCGTGGTAGTGCCCTGAAAAGACGCGCTTGAAGCCAAATGCAGCGAGGTCTTCTGGGTTCCAGGCGTGATCAGGCATCCCAGTGATGACGCCGTTGATACCTGTGTGAAGAATGAGGTCGTATTCTGCGCGATCTTCTCTGTCGATTCTCAGATCCTCAATGACGTTCTTAATCTCATGGGTGAGACCTTCGCGTGTGTTTTGCCAAGGCACCACGACCACTTTGTCTTCATGAATGATCTTGGTTTCGAGAATTATCTCCACAGACTGAGCGTCATGCTCTGGGTCGTGCGACATGCCAATAACACTTGTGCCGGCCCATGTGACTTCTGCGCCCTCAAGATCGTGATTTCCAGGCATCAGGTAGATTTTGAGACTGTACTTTTCCGCACAGTTGATGAAATGCGAGGTGACTGGATTGAAGACAGAGGTCTTCAATGTACCTCTGACGTGAAAGATATCGCCTGCGATGTAGAGACTGCGCCCACCACTGATTGCGGTCATCGAACACAGACGCTCAAACTCCTCAAGCATCTGTTTCAGGCGCGTGTTGATGCCTTCTGCATCTTGCTTAGAGAAGGCACTCCAGTTGTGAAAGTGGCAGTCAGCTGTGAGTCCGTAAGTCATGAATTCTCCTCAGACTGTCAGTGGTTCATAAGGGCTGTTGACTGCTTCCAGACCGGTGCAATCTGTCTCGGTCAGTTGAAAGTCTTGGTCTGCGGTCCCTGCCGTGATGGACTTCTCAAGCTTGTCAAAGGCTGAGAAGACGTTGTCACCCTCAACTTCGACAACGAATTTCACGGTCTCTTGCAGATAGAATTTGAATTTCATGATCTCACCAATTAGGCGTGAAGTTGACACGCCCGTCCTTAAAGTCTTCAAGAATGCCGATGTTTGTGATCAGCGCGGTAGAAAAGGGCGGGGTCTTTGTTGCCTCTGCAACCGCTTGTTCGATGTGGATTTCGCGTTGCAGTTCAAAGACCTCACTTTTCGTCAAAGAGCGGTGATTGCAAACGATGGTGACTTTTGTTTCAGCTTCATTCATTGGTTGTATCCTTGAATGCCAGAGTAAGACCAACAGCGACCCCTGCGATGATCACGCAGATGATCAGGAAAACGATCAGCAGATGGGTCATTAAGAGACCTCACGCAGCTTCTGAATGGCTGCGTCTGCGACATGGAATTCAATCTTGCGCGTCAGCGTAACCTTGACACCGCCAAAGAGCATGTTGAATTCATCACGCGCTCCGAAGTCGAAGAACCACATGATCTGACCTTCGGGTGTTTTCAGAAACCCATGATCACGCTCATTGCAGCGCAGCTTGACCCACTCGTAAGGTGAGACAAGACCAGCGGTGTGACTGAAGCCACGTACTCCGAAAAGCTTATGCTCTGATGATTTTGCCATTTGCTTTATCTTTCTGTTTTAAGTCATTACTTATATACTTCTAAAGACAGAAAATTGGGCAAGCAAGTGTTTTGAAGCGTTAAAGCTTCATAATTCCCGCCTTTAAAACAAAGTGTTCAAAGGGCAAAACCTTCTGATAAGATCCATTGCGCTTGCGTCTTGTGTAGGTTGTGCTGTGTCGAATCCAAGAACTCAGTCTTGACACATAAACTGCCTTGTTTGTCTTGATCTTGATGGCGATCAGATTGATGCCGCGCATCTTCATACGGCTAAGCAGGATGGTTTCTACTGGCCATCCTGCTTCACCCGTCTCCATACCGTGAGATATCATCTTGTTGGATTGACCGCGAATGATGTCGTTCATGGTTCTGTTGATCAGCAAAATCTGCTGTCCATTTTTATGCGTAAGAACCTGACCCACAACTTTTCGGCCGATCTTCATATCTTCGGTCTTCTGAATAGGGTCAAGAACGTGCATTATGGTCTCTTCAAATAGATCACTGAGGCTGGTCGATCACCGGCAGCGATGTTGGTTCCATAGGCATTCTTTAGAATGCGAGACATGCGATCCTGAACGTCTTCTGGTCTTGTTCTGTTTGATGCTATCTCTGCCTGAATGGCGTGATTATAGCGAGCGTGATGCTTGATCATGTCCGACAGTAAGCCTTCATCGACCTTGGTAACGATGCGCGTCTCTAGCGTCTTGTCGTTCTTGGTGTCGATGATTGAGACCTTCTGCCCAACGCGCAGACGATCAGCCCACGCTGCGCCAATTCTGATTGTGTTCCAAACCGGATCGTTGAGCCCTTGAAGAACAGAAAAGCCCAAGCACGGAATGAACATGGCACACTTTGAAACCTTGATCACTGCGTCTTTCTTGGGCATTCGCGTGACGTAGTTCCGTATCTTGCATTTGCCTATTCCGCAGTGGTTGCAGAGCAGAATGCTTGGGTCTTTGAACGACGATAGAGGATCGACCGTGAAGTGATCCTCTACTCTCTTGAGTCGCTTGCTGTCTGTGCTTGGCGTTTTCATATAATCTCCTGTGTCTGACCACTGTTATAGCAGTCAGACACATGACCTTTTGTCAGAAAAACGTACATGTTTTTCTGACAGATTCATGCACCTTTTGTCAGAAAAACGTACATGTTTTTCTGACAGATTCATGCACCTTTTGTCAGAAAAACGTACATGTTTTTCTGACAGATTTATGCGTTCCAGTCGATCACGCCAGAACTTGCGGCTCTGTCTTCTTCCCAACCAGGCAGAAGCGAGTACAAAGGCATACGATCACCAGTCTCCTCGATCCGAGAGACGATATCATCGCGGTACAGAGACTTGCCTTCCCACGTAATTCTTGCGCCTTTACGCTCGACAACGCTGATGTTGACCAAGTGATCCAAGACTGAGCCGATTGGGTCGAACTTACCTTCGCCTGTCTCAGTGAACATGAAGTCCCACTCACAACGTTCAAAGGGACGATGCACCTTGTTCTTGACTGTTTCTGCGGTGATCGTCTGACCGTTTGTGACTTTGGTTGAGCCAGAGCCCTTTGTCTTCTTGGTGCGCTTGAGCGCGATCCTTGTAGAGGCATAAAACTCAGGAGCGTTGCCGCCGGGAGTTTTGTGTTTTTCACCATAGCCGGAAATATTATCTCTGACTTGGTTCAAGAACAGTGGCGTCCATTGATTGACTTCGCACATCTTGGCGATCACTGGGAAGGCAGCAGACGTTGCAGCAGGCAGCGCCAACTTGTCGTTCATGTTATGCTCTGCCATTTCCTTATCAAACTTGGAGCGCGGGACCATGGACGCGAGACTGTCAAAGACAACAATGATTGGCGCATCAGCTGGGATCAATTTGTTGGCGCGAATGTGTGCAGACGCTTTGGCTGCGATGGTTACAGACTGCTCAAATGTATCTGGCGTCTTGAAGATCCAGCGACCCTCAATGTCGAGCCCCATTGTAGCTGCGAGACCTTCGTCAAAGCTGTTCTCATGATCCATGAACATCGCAACGCCGCCAAGCTTCTGTGCGCAGATCATAGCCTGTGTTGCGATTGCTGTTTTGCCGCATGAAGGTGGTCCGAACATTTCGACCATGCGACCAAGCGGAAGCCCGCCGTGATAGCTTCCAGAAATTGCGTCATTGAGCAGCGGATGACCCGTGTTCAGCCACGTTCTTACTTTGGTTGGCTCGTCATTTTTGCCAACAGCTTTTTCCATTTCGTCCATAAAACTCATGTGCGTTCTCCAATTTGCATTCTGTGATACTGCGAAAGAACAAACCCTTAAACGGATCGTTCTGCGAAAACCCTGGTCCAGCCATCAAAGTCCTTCATGATTGAGACAAAGCCCAACTCCTGACACAGCAATTTGAAGGCTTCTGGCTGAAACTCTGGTTTTGAAATCTGATAATTTACGGGCTCTGGGATGAAGGTATCCGTGAGACGCATCAGCTTGAAGTTGGTCAGATACCGACGTTGTGCTTCTTTTGAGGCAGCAAAGTCCTTCAGCTTTTTCTTGTAGCGTGACAGTGACGCTGGAATTGCCGCGTCACCGCGTAGCGTTATGTCTTCGATCATGTCCTTGATGTTGGGCCATGTCTTCACGACCATCGGCGCTGACTTGGCTCCAATGCCTTCGACGCCGATGATGTTGTCTGAACTGTCGCCCAAGAATGACTTGCCCTTCACAAAGGAAGAAGCGTCTTCATATCCTGTATCCTCTGCGAAGCTTTCATGAGTGACGCGCAACAGCTTAGGTGTGCGACCACCTGGCAGACGAATGGGGTTTAGCCAGTCCACGTTCTCTTTCACCAATTGCAGCAAGTCTCTGTCGCCTGAAACAACTGTCGCTTTCAGGTTTGAGGGCAGCTCCCACGCCATTCGTGCAATCAGATCGTCAGCTTCCTGATTTGCAGCCATGTGCTGTTCAACACCAAGAGCATTTAGGGCTCTTGAGATATACGGGCGCTGTTCTTTGTAGGTGTTGCGTTCAGCAGCAGCCTTTGGGTCTTTCTCACGTCCGTCTTTGTACGAAGGCAACGGACCGTATCTCCAGCTGCGCCCGTCCCAAAAGATGATTGGCTTTGCTTTTGGGTTCTCGTCACACAACAGACGAACAGAACGAATGACGCCAAAGATTGCTTGCGTCTCCATTTCGTTCATATGCAGCTTGCGCATGGACTGAGCGGCAAACCCAATGCTGTTAGCATCTATCAAGAGATAGTCGGTCATGCTTGTCTCTTTCAAACTGGCGAAGGTGGAGGGAATCGAACCCCCGACACGCGGTTTTGGAGACCGCTGCTCTACCACTGAGCTACACCAACATGGCGGTCCCTGAAGGACTCGAACCCTCAACCTGCCGATTAGAAGTCGGCTGCTCTATCCTGTTGAGCTAAGGAACCAAATTGTTGAATAATATAGCAGAGACCCGCCTTCTCCCTCCCAATGGGAGCGCGCAATCTCTGCCTCATTTCCGTCAATGGGCTTTGACACCCACTACAGAAACTCTGTGTTAGTCCAGATCGGCCAACATGCTTTCGATATCGTCGTCCGAGATATCATCACCGTAAGTTTCTTCGGCAGCTTGCTTAGTTTCTGCTTCAGGCTCGGTGTAATCAACCTCTGCGTCTTCGATTTCCTTCGCAGCAGCCGCTTTCGCATCTTCTTGGCTGAAGTCAGGAATTTCGTCGTCAAGGTCGCTGGTCAGAGCAGCTGCGGAAGAAGAGCCTGCAATTGCTGTGCCAAACGAAACGCCCAAAGCATTGAGCGCTTTCGCCTTCTTGGCTTCGAAGTCTTCGGCCACATATTCTGCCAAGTTGTTCAGAGCCATCAGCGAGGACTTCTTCACGCTGATTGATTTGTCTTTGGAACGAACAGCCAAGCTGTAACGTGTATTCAGGCCCTGCCCTTCGCGAGTCACAACAAAGTCTCGACCATCAGCTGCGTCGATCAGCGTTTCGTCTTCCATGATGTTCGCAATAATGTCGCGAAACAAACCTGACCCAACTTCGAGAATTTCAACTTTCTCTGGGTCGTCGGTCACGCAGATCGCGTTGAACAAGAAGCGCTGCGTGGAGCGTGATTCAAGGATTTGCTCACGCATCTTGTCAGTTGGCGCGTTACGTGCCGCGTCAGAGATGGCGTCGCAGACTTCGCACGGTTCATCAAAAGTCTTGTCGGGGCAACCGATCACGATCTTGAGTTTACCTGTTGCGTCTTTGATGAAGTGCTGGCCATAGGCATGAAAGAACTGATTTGGATCTTTGCTGTCCCAGCCAGGAAGAATACGCCATACAGACTTGCCTGGTTTGGGCTTTGCTGTGCGAACGAAGTTTCCAGTTGAAGCTTTTCTGCTGGCTTTGTCCAGAATGTCTTGAAGTGATGCAACCATTTGATTTTGTCCTGTGATTTGCGTTTTGTGATTTTCATTTTTGAGCGTTTAGAGACTTAATATAGCAGTTTCTAAACAGCCTCATCAATGATTCGTTCAGTCATCCGTGACTTATTTATGCTGCCTTGAAAGAGCTCTTGGCTTCCTGACGCAACTCGCGATCACGGTCCTCCTGACCGTCCATTTGATCGCGCAGTTCAAGTCCACGAATTTTGTTGTCCATTTCAGTTCGACGGTTAACGCCAATCTGAACCATCATGTCTTTCTTGTGACGAAACGCCTCAAGTGCGTGTTTCATCGCCTCGTAATCACGCTTGGCTTTGTTGTAAGAAATGCGAGCCTCGACCACAGATGTAATGGTCGGAAGCGTTGAATTGATCAGCGCTTCGGTGATTTTCTTGCCATCTTCATTGGCTTCTTCGCGCATAAGATGCGCAGCCCTTGACTCGGCAATCTCCATTTTCTGCTTGGAGAGATCCATCTTATACTGATTTTCAGCCAGAAGACGGCCATAGTGCGCGACCAAGCTTGGCTGACGGATCATGTTGTCATTCAAATCCGCCTCTGTAAAAGACACATCGTCCGCAATCTCTTGCGCTAGGTCTTTGTCTTTGTTTTCTGACATTGCTGTCTCCTTGTTGTTCGTATGTTCATATTACGAAGTGATTTGTGGGACTGCAACGAATATTGCAGTCACTGGTGACTTATTTACTAACCGATCATTTCCGCTACAGTTTGCATTGCCTCGTTCAGCAAAACCTGCTTGGTTTGATCGAAGTAGATCATGCCTGGAGTGATGCCGACAACGATGTTGATATCATTCTTAAGACCGTCCGTTGCTTTCTGGTAAATGACCTTGCCAGAG